GTACCCATGAGACAGCTCCCTGGTTACGCTACTTATGTAAGACAATCATGAACCTGGTCGCCAACCATACGGACAGCGCCGCCGTTCATACGCGAATACAACTGCACGGTGTACGACTTGTCGGTACGCTCGTCGATGCGGCTCCAGACGCCTTCGGCGCTGGCCCAGACGATACCGTCCTGAGCCCAGCTAATCGTCCTGTAACCCGTCGAGCCTACGGCGTCCTTCGTCAGTCTTGTGGACCAGAAGAAGTTAAAGCCGCTGAACCTTGCGATCTCGCCCGCTTCGGCGTTCTTCATGCTGACGTAGTCCGTACTGGTGAGCTGCTGGATTTGAAGCATGTCTTCAATATCCTTCGGCGTCACCGCCCAATACTTCGGGATTTGCGGGTCCACGTCGGCGTCGTTGAACAACCGCAGCATGGTTTCGATCTTGGCCAGGCTGATGTCCGCAACGGTCGTTACGGCGGCCAGAGTACCCAACGTGGTAATCGTGCCGTCGCCGTTGATGCTGATCGACTCATCCTTGAACGCTACCGTCGAAGTCGTGGAAGTGACTCCGGCTGGTGCCGTTCCCAGGGCCGCCGTGATAATCAGATCGTCCGTCTGACGACCCAAGGCACGGGCCTGGTTCTGGGCGTATTCGTTCTGAGGATTGATGAGCATCTTGAGTTGGTCCACCTTGTCGATGTACGAGTTGGTGTGGTAGTTACTCGGCGTAACCCAGCGCCTTGAATGAGGTTGCTCATTGTTCGGCGTATCGGGATGCCGGGTGGTAATCTCTTCCACCTCCGCCTCGCCCAGACGGTCGAATGACTTGGACTCGCCCTGGACCGACTCGTTGCGGACGCGCGATGCGAACTTGGACTTCTGCTGCTGGGCCAGTACATAGAGCATGGACTGGTACTGCTGGACAAAAGCCACATCTATTGTGCTTGGTAAAGACATTTAGCACCTTTGACTTTAGTGTTCATCTTTGACGGCACAGATTGTCTTGAACACCAAGGTCCGGTGCCTTCGCTTTACGCCCGATTGGCGGCGGGTCCTCAAGGCTCGTCGCGGCTCTGACAGCACCACGCTTCGCCCTGTGATTATCCGCAAAATTCGTTAGCCCGCCTTCTGGGCGGGATGTAGTTGTAAGTTCAATTCACGCAATTCAGCCGTGATAGCCTCTCGCTGCTCTTTGGACATCTTGTCATCCAGAGACATATATCCCGGCGTTGCGTTGAGTTCGGCGATCCGCTTCTGAACTTCGCCCGTTGTCTTCTGGGTCAACTGGGCTATCAGGGCTGAATGTTCGCCCATCTTCGCGCCTACGCGCGAGGCGAAACGGATGAAGTCGGGATCGCTGCCAAACTTCTCCAAGAAGTTCATCTTGTCTTCTTCTTTGGAGAAGGCTTCGGCAATGAGCCTGTTAGCGACGTGGATTCTTTCCTCATAGGCCCCGCCAAACTCCGTTCTTAAAGCCTTCTCGGCATCCTGTTTGGCCTGAAGGTCGCGTTTGTCTTCCTCAGCCAAGAGGGTCTTGACCTGCTCGATTTCGTTCTTGAGATAGGCGTCAAACTGCTTCTGGGTAGCACCCAACTCAAACGCCGTCTTTTTCAATGCCCCGATGCGATTGTCGTCGAAGATTTCCTTGAGGTCTTCAGGTACGGCAGGCCCCTTGTAATCCTCGACTTTCACGGGTCGGCCTATCGCCGTGTAGAAAGCCTCCCAGTCCTGCGGTTTGGACTTCTCGTCGGGAAGAGCGACCTTGTTCTTTCCGATGGCCTTGCGCTGATTGACAAACTGCCGAGCCATCTCTGGGAAGTCTTTGACGAGTTTCCAGCACTCTTCGCCCTTGATTTCTTCTGGCAGTTTATCCTGCCAACCTTCGACAAATGTAAGGTCAGGCTTGACGATGGAAATCGGCGTGCTGAGAATCGGCGCAGGTTCACCTGCCGGAGGTGACGGGTTCGGATTGACAACTGGTTCTGCTACTGATGTTACGTTCGGTTCTGCCATAGTTTTGTGCTCTCCTAAAAATTTGCGGGGCGCAAAAGAGAAGGCGGCGATAGAGAGGTTAGGGCTCCCTAACAGCCGCCTTACTTGTGTCTTGGGTATCCCGCCTCGACTGGCCGGTCTCGACTGGACCCCGCGTATTTGGTTATCGTTTCCGTCTTACAAGACGGTCATTTCGTTTCCTTGTGAAAGAATTTATTGTAAGCCTCTTGCATCACATTACTGAATTCAAGACTCGGCTCCGAACAAATCGCGCTGCGCCAATCTTCAGCGCCCATGCGAGTAAGGGCTTTGTTGTCTTTCCCGATAGAGAAATCAAAGTGCTGCGTCGTATCGAGATCGCGGAAAAAGAACACGTCATCAGTTTCGCCTATCACAACGACTCGCTGGTAATCCGGTCCCGGCCCTCCATAGCGATACCAAAAACAATCTCCAATCATTCGTGTTCTCCTATATTCCTTCAATCTTGACTTCGTTGACTGCCGCTTCTACCACTTCGGCGTTCGGGTCTTTCCTGAGCATCTTATAGATGTACTTAATGACGCTGCTGTATCCCTCCTGGACTAAAAGCTGGTTCACATCGACCCCCCCTGTAGTCTTGACGCCCTCTTTGAGCAAAGGACATTTCTTCGTCAGGTCCGCCAGGACCTTCTGACCATCCTGGGACAGGAAGGTGTTTCTGTAGGCTATCAGTAAGGGTTTGTTCCAGCGAAGCGTCATTCAGCCACCTCTACTTCAGATGTATAAACGACAGAGAATTGTTTCCATGCCTGTTTGCACATAGGATCATCTTCTATTGAAATATAGTTCCTCATATTTGCAACTCTCTGATATATCTGATGCGTCCCACAATAATGAATCCGATGTGCTGCATCACACAGGCATAAAAATATTTCTTTAGCCTCAGAACGTGGCATACTGATACAAACTTCGTGCTCTTCCATTTTGCTCATCCTTTCTTGCGTTTGCGTTTCATGGCCCTAGTGTATTTACTCTTGGCAACGCGCCAGTATGCCTTCCCGGCGGCTCGCTCGGCACGTTCTTCTGAAAGACCCTTGGCCCGCTCTGAGGCTTCAATCTTGTGAAACGTCTCAGGTTCCATTATCGCGCCCTTTTTCTGACGCCTTCTCCAGCGTTTCAATCCTTCCGATACCATGTCACTTGTTCCTTGGGCGCCAGCCATGTTTAATCGCGCGCACGTACTTCTCGAACCGTTCTCTTCCGGTGGAGGACTTAAATTTGCGGATGCTCCCATCACTCATCTTGAGTCTATTGCCGGAAAGTTTCATTGCTGCCCTCCCAATGGGCTTCCGGGTTCCGGGGCCTTCGTCGTTTTGCTATAAGCCTCTGCGCCCGCAGTAACCAATTGCGCCTCCTGCATCATCTGCTGTGCGGCGGCGAGCTGCTGGCGTATTTCATCTCTCTTTCTCACGGGTCGTATCTGGTTGCTCTTAACGCCCAAAGACTCGCCTAAGTCTCTGGCCCATTCGTCAGTGTCGGCGTTATCGAGAACACCCGGAATAACCTCTGTAGCGTTTATCAAGGCACTAATCCAGTATTGTCCCGCACGGGCCTGCTGGTCTCGCAGGGCCAAGGCCAACGGATTAACAAACTCAATCTTCAGCGGTGCTCCGGCCAGAATGTCCGGGGGCCGTTCGACCACACCGTTGCGCACTAAAAGCCGTATCGTCCTGACGATTTTAGGCGTCAGGAATTCTGTGAAGAGCCTGCCTATCGGCTTGGAAAGTCGCTTCATTCCTTCCTTGAGCCGTTCGATAATTTCTATCGTAGTTCTTCGGTCGCCTTCCAAAGGAGTCAGGGGTTCAAAGGCGTTCTTGAAGAAGCCCTGCCGGATACCTTCACGGCGGTATTCGAGCATGTCTTTTGTCACGGGATAGGCACCGTTAGCACCCATCTCAATGGCTTTGATTGATGGTATTTGTGTTACGTAGTTATTTGCTCCCGGCGTAACATCGACAACACCCTCGAAAGATTCCAAAATCTCTCTGGCGGGATTGACCCACTTGTTCGACATCTCAAGATAGTCTTTCGCTAAACGGTTTAGCGTTCTGACCTGGGGCAGCATCGTCGTCCCCCTGCCGCGTCCATAAGTCTCGCGATAAATGACCTGGTATCTCGGCACAGCAAAAGGAAATTCATCGTAGCCGGATTCCTCAAGAAGCACAGCGTCTTTTTCCTGGACATAGACCGACTGCCAGGGGGCGGCGGTGCTGGGCCTTAGATAAGGGTCAGGGTCGTATTGAGGTCGCGGCGCAATATACTGAATCACGTCAAAGATGTTTTCTTTGCCGTCGGGTTTGGAAAAAGCCTCAAGGACGCTCTGGCCTGAATTGGCCCCGAACTTCTCGACGATCTGCCGGGCACTCATCGGGCAAGTAAGGATGATCGTGTCGATAATTCCCTGTGCATTTTCGAGGCATTGATACGTCCCTATGGCATAGTCGCGGTAGTTCAGCCCGTCCTTGACCGTCCAGTCACTGTAAATCGCCCCCGTCCCAAAGACTACCCAGTAGTGAATCGTATTCGAGACTTGAGCGATGAAATTCGAGTTGAACATCTGCTCGTGGACCTGCTCGACTAAGTAGGGCAGATATTCTTTGGCCTCGGCATTGTCTCTCAGTTTGCCCGGCGCGGTGACGGTGAAGAACCTCTGGCCGGCGGGAAACAGGTTCGAGACCAGACCAGAGGCCATGTTCTCAGCTTCCTCGACGGCGGTAGTATCGAAAAGTCCGCTCATCAGTTCCGTGCCGGGACTCACCGTACTGGAAATCCCGTAGGTCTGAGGAAAGGTAAGGTCTGCCGTACTCTGCCAGAGCATTCTGAAATTATTCTGGCGGGACTTCTCTCTGTCCCTCAAACTGATGATCTCTCTGGCTCGATTTATCTCTATCACTCAAATCACCCCAACAAGGTCTTTTTCCCTATATCCATCGGGACAAGCTCTCCAGTGAGGATGGTCGCAGACCGGCCCCTTCGGGGTTTGCGCTTTGCGCCTTCTTCGCCCGGCATGGCGGTTTCCAATTTGGGCAACGGAGCCGGGGGCGGAGGCGGCGGAGGAACTTCGGGTCCTTTGAGGAATTTCTCTATCGGTTTCCATACGGGACCAAAAGTCTGAGACATAAAAGTGCTTGTACCCATACTAAACCTCACAGATATAGGATGTCTCGAAAAGTTTCAGGCCAACCCTGTCATAGAACATGCAGCATTTGTCGTGCATATTCGATGCGATATTCGATGCCGACATTATCAAATGAGAACAGTTGTTTTCTTTGGCCCAGCGGCGGGCCTCGGCTAACATCATTGGCCCGGCGGCATGATGGCCCTGAGAGGCATACCAGTATTTCTCTAAGGCGAACAGTTGCGGCCCAAGAAAACTCGGTACGGCGAACACAGGCATGAAACCGACCAACTCCACCCCATCATAAGCCAGAATGATTGTCCCTGTGGCCAATTCAATCCAATTCTCCAGGTCTTTTACGATATTGGCCATTGAGGTCTTGATGCCGAAGTCTGAGGCGCAGCACTCCGCAAGCCAGTGTTCCCCTAAAGGCACTATCACGGAAACATCCTGTGTGTGATCAATTCTCATGTCTTGGATAAACCTTGTGGAAAGTCACATTGCCTTTCATGGTTCGAGGTTTGGCCCTGAAAACTCCGTTCTCGTCTTTTTCGGAGTAACCGTCCTTGTCACAGACCCCGGCACGATAACCTACCATGATCCTGTCGTGGATTTCGTTCATCTGATGCTGCATTTCTTTGGTGTAGTGGCCCATAGTTAAAACATCGCATACTCGTTGATGGCGTGGCTCTGGCGGGCTCGCCTGCCGGTATCGTCAACAACTGGCAAGTGACCACCGGTGACGGCCAAATAGAAATAGTTCAAAGCGTGGCGATAGTCATCGGGGTCCGTTCCAAGTTTGACATAACGATAAATCGCCTGATGGCTCTTTTTGTCTATTTGTTCGATCTTGGCAACATTGCAGCATTCACGGGCAAACTGACGTATCTCAGGACAATCCGAAGGCAGTTCCAAATCCTTCTCGCTGGCAATCCAGCGGTGTGTAGCATCCAGAATCTCCGTGTGCTGAGGTGTGACCAGACCCGTTCCATCATGGTATCGCGTGCCCACTGGAGTATTGACTTTATATTCACAGAGCCAGACTTTGAAATTGGCCTTCTTCTGAAACAACCGAGAAGCATCTTCAAGGGGACGTATATCCACCACACAGGACTTGACGTTGAACC